CATCAACATTACCTTTCACTAAAACTTCTTCATTTTGAAGTCTTCTTATGTTCGATGCACTTGGACCTGGTAATACAGGTGTTCTTGGTGTTGGACCTGGTAAGGTAGCCCCTGTTTTACCTGTTTTCCCACCTGGACTCGAGCCTCCGACATTTAGCACATCTAATGCATCTGTAATTTTTTTAATCATTGAATCAAGACCTGGAATTTTAATGTCAGCTCCCTTTAACATTCCTGACAATGCTCCAGGTATATCTTTCACACTTTTCCCTAATTCATCCATTACATTTTTTAAAGCATCTTCTTTTTGTTTACCCGTTGCCTTTGGGTCTGTTAAAATACTTAATGTTTTTTCTGTTTGTGCTTTTGTTGCTTCCCCAATTTCTTGAGCCTTGGCTGGTAAGGATTCTCTGAATAAATCACTTAAGCTCCCTGTTTGTTCTGCTAAAAATTTTTGGAATCTCTTGTCACCTGTCACCAAACCTGTCAACAACAGATTTGTTCTTTCCACCCCTTTAGCCATTTGGTCTGCGGTAGATAAAGATTGTGCCTGATATTCCTGAACTGTCATATCTTGTTGTTTTGTTTTGTCTACCAATTCTTTTAATTGCTCCGAGTTTAAATCTGCAATCCTTTTTTGTTCTCCACCCATTTCAACAAAATATTCTCCACCTTCTCCCATAGTTGCAATGTTGGCAATCAAAGCTTGGTCCTCTTCACTCAAACCAGCAGAGAATGGATTCTGTCCAACCGCAGATAGTCTATCGTCCAAACTAGCGGCTGCTAAAGCAGTTTCCCTCAATTTTGCTGCAGAAATACCAGTTGCATCACTTAATTCTCTCATTGTCAATATACCTTGTGGACTAATTTTGAATTGTTTTGCATCCTCATCAAAATAAGTAAATTGTTTGGTCATCTCTATGAGACTAGTCTGTAGACCACTTGGGTCATTAATTGACTGATTCATAAGTTGGAAAGGGTCTGTCAAATTACCAACACTAACTCCGAGTCTTTGGAAGGAAGATGCCATCTCTATTGCTTTATCTGGGTCAAGAACTTTATCTGCAAAATCAAATGTATCTTTCATATCAAATCTCAAAAGAGATGCTTGAGCCGCCATTTTGGTAAGTCCTTGGACTCCCTCTGAAAAATTAAACCTACTTAATTGTTCAGTATTTTTGACCACTTCAGCCATTACCACTCTGGCGTTTTGACCTATACTTTGAACATAACCTATCCCTTTAGCAACATTATCACCAATTTCTTTGGTTTGCATACCAACCTTTGTAAAATTAGCAACGATTGCCCCAACCTTTTCACCTGTTAGTTTTGAAACCGCAAATACCTCTTCGATTACTTCCTTTGACTCAACGACATTTCTTCTCGATGCAGCCGCAATGTCCGCAATGATTTCTCCAACATCACTGAATTTACCCCCCATTTTTACAATCTCGGGGGCGACTCCTTGAACTGACGACATGATGTCCGTCAAACCTTTTTTACTAATTAAAAAACTTTTAGTCAAACTTTCTGACTCCATGAGTAAATCACTAATAGCATCACCCATATTTTCGAAAGGTTTTGCCATTTTTTCAATTTCTTTTTGAAGTGCTTCGATACTTTGTTTTACAGTCTGTTCCGTTACTTTACCCGGTACTGATTGGTCTCCTGCTTCTTGCATAAAGTTTGTTTTTATATAAATAGAAAAGGGTTAAAAAATTTTAACCCTTTTGATTAAGTTCTATCCACTTGTCTAAAAGATACTTCCTCATAAAGATGGGAATATCCAAAAATTCGTGGTATGACATGTTCAATAATGTTTTCAAATAATAAAATTCGTCTATTTGATTTTTTCTATAATCAGAAGAAAGGACGAAAAAATTCAACCCCAAAACCGACGTTAACTGTCAGTCTTCCTCCTGATGGGGTAATAATTTCTCTAGTCATGTCAAGTTTAGGCTCGTTAGCATTTAAGAAATTTCTTATGTGTTTTGAGTCGGCTATCGGCATTTTATCAATAAACCTTGTAATTTCCAATCTATCTGTCATACCATCAACTTCAACTATTTGTTTTTGAAGTCTCCAAGTAACTTTTGGGACTACTCGACCTGGAGGATAACTTTCTTCCATCTTGTCCAAATCCAAAATTTCACCATAAGTCATTGGTTTTATTTTAACATCAACATCACTTTTGGGTAATCTTGTAGTGAATGTGCCGTCCTCATTAGGTTGAATCCCTTTTTTTATATTTAACTCATCTAATCTAACCGTTGTTTCAAATTGTTTTTTTGTTTCAGGGTCAGTTGGAGTCAACTTCATTTCAGGACCAAAGGATGTGTTCCTCAAGAAAATTAAAACTGCCTCGACATCACCTTCCAATAAATCCTCGACTCTTACGTCTGGTTCGTAGATTTTACTTCTTAAAAGATTGAAAGTCATGTTTTCTCCTCCACCCAACAAAATATTTTCATCGTTAGCAGTCAAATAACCAACCTTCAAACTTTTCTTTTTATTTTTATAAAAAACACCCCCCGATGGTAGTTGAATTACATCGTGTGGTAGTGTTAAATTCGATTGTGCATATTCTCTTGATTTGTCTTCCATATAAAAAAATTAACCGTAAGTTTTATGTCTTACGGTTAAATATAATCGTTTTGTATTTTTTCTAAATAGAATTAGTATACTAACACGCATCTATCAGGTCTCAAACCAACTGTGATATCTGCCAAACTATCAGATTTGTAGTCCAAACTACCAAAGTTAGCACTTGTGATAAAACACCCATACATAATCCATTTTTCTACCACAACTCCTGTTGGGTCCAACATCTCCAAATCCACATCTTTTTTGTAACCCGCTGCGTATCCCATACGACCTGTGACAGATTCTGCATGTAGACGAACCCACTCCATAAGAGCTTGGGAGGCTGACGGTCCAATTGGGTCCAAGAATTTGACTTGCATTTCATCCCAAACAAACCTACCTGCAACATATGTTGATGTATTCAAAAACGGAATTTCCGTAGATGCAATCTTGATTGAAGGTCTTGCCGCTGTTGTTACGAACCATTCATTAATTCCCAAACTTGCTTCAAATCTTAATATGAATCGGTTTTGCCTTTTCGGTTCATAGGGTAAGGGCATCTTCATTAGTAAATCAGCCATATAATTAATTTTTTAATTTTTTGTTTATATCTTATAAATATTGTATTTTATAAAATTTTTTTATCTTTACTTTTATTTTAAAAATACGAACATTATTTTACTTCTTTCTTCTTTCCTCCAGCAGTAGAATAAGTTTTAACTTTTATATCTGCTTCTGGTTTATCTTTAAAATGTTTTTTCATCATTTCTACATTCTTAACATCATCATCTGAAAATCCTATCTTTGGTTTAACAGGAATAAATTTATTAGCTATTTCTGATTTAAGAAACGCTCTTTTATTCAGTTGTGATGCTAACCCTTTAACATAACTTACAAAATCATCCATTGCGATGACTTTAGCTTGTTCAGGATTTGTGGCGTTTTTATCATCCCCAAAAGACACAGGGTGAAACCTATTGAGTTCAAGATAATTTTTGATTAACTCTTCTTCATCCATTTCAGTTTCACCTACAAAACTTCTATACTTTTTTAAGTTTTTGAGAAGTTCTTCTTTGCTGATACCTCCGAATCCTAACATAATGTAGTTGTAAACGGCTTCTTTTAATACTTCAGGATTGTGTCCTCTTGCAGTTATGATTGCAAATATTGAGCCGTTGTTTACCGCTTCTCTGAAGTCATCAAACGCAGGTCCCAATTTTGCTTTCAATGAATCAGTAATAAATTTCTCATTTCCCTCTGTTCTGAAATTTCTAAAAGGATTTGGTGCAAATCCAACTATCGTCTTACCTTTATAATTAAAATCTGATTTTCCTATTTTACTTCTATATTCAGCGAAATCTTCTGTGCTCATACCAACCTCATCACCATTTTCATCTAAAAGAATAATTTTTGTTGGCATATGAACAATGTTATCATCCCAATCAAATGCATAATATTTCATGTCTGGAGTAGATGCTGAAAATCCTTCTTTAATAATTCTTTTCATAATAATCAAAAATGGGGGGGATTACTCCCCCCTTTTTTTTTAGATATTTTCAAATGAAGCTCCTGTTGGTGTGATTAAGAATTCGATATCAATGAATTCAAGAGCTTTAGTTGGTTTAAGATAAATTTTACCTGTCAAAGTATTTCTATCCAAATCTTCAGGAGAAGATGAAACCGTTACACGGAAATCATACAGACCTCTGTCTCTTCTAATACCATCCAATATTGGATTTACAGAGTCCAAGAACTGTTGTCTTACAATTTGGTCGTTTTGTTCGAACAACAATCTAACTGCGACAGCTGAAATTAATTTACGAGCTTGTAATAACAATCTTCTAACATTCAATCTGTTCAGAGCTGAATCAGCGACTTGAAGGGTCTTGTTACCCCAAATCACAGTTCCAACATCAGAGAAAGTTGCGATTGGATTTATTCTACCTTGATAAAGAGTATCTCTGTCTTGTTGAGTAAGTTTTACTCTCGCTTTGATAGAGTTAACTAAACCTCTTGTGTAACCCGCTGATGCGAACCATGGGAATGATATATTATCAGTAAGAGCTAAGTTTCTACAAACTTCACCTGTTGGAGGTAAGTAAATCTGTGTGTTATTAACAGTATCTCTTACTAAAATCCAAGGGTAATATGTTGCGGTATAGTTCGAATCAATTCCCGTGTTATCCAAGTTATCAACAGCCTCTTGTGAGTAAATAATTGCTTGAGGGTCAGTTGAATCAGGTAAATACATATTGTAGTCAGGTGTAGTTGCGATATAAACTGAATCCGCTCTTTGGAACTGAATCATATCAATCGCTTCCTCAACAAGGTTAGAGTTATTTACATAATCGATACTTGATGTTGCAAATACATTTATGTTTGTTGATTCAGGATTTGAGAATGATAAAATACCAAGTAAGTAAGCGTAGTAGTCAGAATTCGCGAAGTCTTGTGTGTTGTTTTCCACAACAATTCTCTTGAATATACCTTGACCCGTTGCGTTTGGATATCTTACGGAAGCCGCAGCTCCTGCTAAGTAACCTGACGCACCTAATTGGAATCTGTCTTGATTGGTTCTATACTCTCTATAGATGTCCCAACCATCAAATCCTCCAGCGAAACATACAGTATATTTTCTCGAATAGATGAAATAATAAGGGTTTTCTTGAGATTCAGGGTCATCTCTGAAGTCAGCAACTCCACATTCGAACGCTGTTTGACCTGAAGTATCGAAAGCATTTCCGATAGTTACAACTGTAGCTCCAGAGTCCATATGGAATCCTTTTGATATATAATTCCATTCTATTGAATCTGTAGCTAAAGCCCAATTTGTGGTTGGGTTTTGTTTACCTTTATATGAGAGGAAAGACTCGTCAACACCGAACTGTGTGGAAAAACCTAAATAAGTTCTTCTAACAACATCTCCCGCAGTTTCGACCGCATTTGAACCTCCCGAAGTTGTTCCAAAAGGTGGGTCGAATATAGTCTCACCAGGGAAATAATATTTTGTCTTATATACAATATTTGGTGAAGGGTTGTCCATACTTTCATATTGTCTTTGAATATAACCTCTGAATCCACAAGGTAGAGCATCTACAGGATAATCATCAGACATTTCCACCATAATATATTTCGACAACAAAGCATATTCACCGTCTTGCGAACCAATCTTTTTAGCTATGAAATTATTAGAAAGTGGGTCCAAATTACAATTTGTGAATTTTTCAATAACAATAGGATTAGCATCAGTGTCAAAGAAGTTTCTTACTAAAACATCAAATGTCATATTATTGAAAGATAGGTTAGCGATTGAAACTTTTACTTCATAGTTTGCAGAACCACCATCAGAAATTGAGATTAATCTGAATAAATTGTAAACTTTATTACCTCTCAATTCAGATACAAAGAAAGGAGTTTTTGGAGATTGATACCTTTCCAAATTCCAAGCTATTGTAGTTGTTGAAGTTGTGTCTCTTGCTTCAGGTAATGCAACCAAGTCACAATTCAAACCGCGAATATATCCTAAATTGTAAGCGTAGTTTAAAGCTCCAGGATAAATTTCTTCAACAAATAAAGGAACATCAAATCTTGATTTACCAAAGTTATCCACACCCAATACTTTCGTCATGTATTGAGAAGAAGATGCCAATAAAGAAGTTTCAAATGCGAAAGTATCGTTGTTTTTAGTAACCCCTGAAAGTAAGAATGTAGCGTATGGATTTGAAGTCACTCCTGAATACTCATTACTACAAACTAATTGGACATCAGTTAATCCTGTTACCTGATAAATTGGTCCGTGTTCATCACTTGTTGCGGAATTTGAAAATAATGAAATACCTCTCGAACGTAAGGTTGCAACAATCATATTATTATATTCATTGAATGCGGAACCCGAGAATGTGAAAAAGTTACCCGTAACGGTTCCTGTAAATTGACTTGAACTTCCTGAAATCAAGTTACTAACCCAAAAATCAAAAGAATACCCTGAATAACCATCACCGGTTGTGGGGTCAAAAGTTGCATAGAACCATGCATCGTTAGAACCAGTGTTCAAATCATTAGAAGATAAATCCAAATTCGAAACTTCGAATGCGTTAGTTAACCCTGTGTATATAGCATCAAGAGCATTATATTCAGTTGCCGGTACCGAACCGAAAACAAATGCGTTGGAACCCGAGAGAGATGGATTATCCATTATAAAATCCAAATAGGATGTGAAACTCTCTTCATATGAAGATGTCCCTCCGTTATTTAATCTATAAAGTTGAGTATAATTATTCAAAATCGGTGCTGGAAATGAAGTGCTCACCCAAGTTATACTATTACCAGACGCAACACCTGTAAAAGTTCCTGTCCAAGATTGAGTTGCAATCGTTGAATTAATACCCATAGTTTTTGGGTCAGGGTTGGCAATAACCTTCAAACTCCAAGAAGGACCCGCATCATATCCTGACAAACCAAGAATCCTTGTAAAGAACATCTGGTTCGATTGTTGTAAATAAGATTTAGCGATGTATGATGCCTCATATTTTGGGATTTGAGTTCCGTAAAACTTTGTAGGTTCAGTACCTCCGAAGTAAGCTTGGAACTCATCGTAATTTGTTATGAATACAGGTTCGAATGCCGGACCTTTGATAGATTCCCCTACCAAACCCAAAGTTGTTACACCAACACTTTGAGCCACAAATGATAAGTCAGTTTCAGAGGTATAAACACCAGGTGAAACATAAACTTTTTGATTAGTTTGAATAGTTGCCATTATTAAGTTATTCTGTTATAGATTTATTTAAACATAAATATTCATAACAAGATGAAAAAACTTTACTTTTTGATATCTATTTATAAACGGTAGGAAAAAATTCTACCTTTTTTCTACCCATGAGAAAGAAGAAAGAGATAAAGAACATTAAAATTGACCCTGAAGTCCACCAAATATTAAAAAACTATTGTGATAAGAGGGGAATTAAGATTTATAAATTTTTGGAAAACTTAATTTTAGAAAAGTGTAAGGAAAAAAAAGATATCTATGGAGAAGATTAAAAAACATTCCAAATCAAATAAGTTCCTGAACCTATTACCTGACTTGCACCTGAAAAAACTAAAACACCTGTAATTACATTATAAGAAACTACAGTGGATATCTGATTTGCAGTTTCGTTGTGATATATTCTTACCTCTGAATTCGGTTGGAATTTCAAACCCGCACTTAATTGGAAAGTTGAGCCGGTGATTTCTCCGAGTCTATATTCTGTAGAAACAGAATTCGAATATAGATTTGGTGCGAATGAATTACCATAAAGAGTATTTTCAAAAGAAATAACACTTTCTTCACCATTGTTAGTTTTGGTTATTTCAATTTCTAAAATATCGTTTGTTGTAATTTGTATTAATTGAACATCGAGACCATAGTAGTTTCCATTAATATAGACATCGTAACTATCCACATTTGATGTTCTGACTACTCTCATATCCGCAGTAAAATCAATTCTCTCACTTAATGTGTCATTACCTACCACATAAAGAAAATCTTTCGGGAACTCGTTGGGGTTTTCAGGGTATTTCTTTCTTTTTTTCTTTATCTTATATTCATCTAATTCAAAAACTTGCGCAACTCTTGCGATTGCAGGTTTCACTTGAAATTCTTCCTCATCTATCAAATAACCCTGCATGGTAAATTCATAACTCTGAATATAATACTTTCTTGATTCTATTGTCATTTGAGACTCATCAGAAATATTGTTTAATATTATCGGAACATATTGTCCCTTAATGAAAGTGTAGGCTTGTCTTGAAGAGAAAGTCTGCATCACAACCTTGTTCAATTGATTCAACTCTCTCATTCTATTACAAACAATTTTAACTGAATAAATAATGTCTACAGGAACAGGTTGTGGAATAGTGTATATATCCATCCCTTGTTGATTCCCGTTCCAAGTTGGGACAGAGGCGTAATAAAATTGTTTACGATTAGGAATTGTAAAAAGACCGGGATTGGTACCATACTTAACTTCAGGACTCCTAACCACTGTTATGAAAGGAGGTGTAGTATTAAAATCCAAATCAGAAAAGTTAGAAGTTTCTACATATTGAGCCCAATTTTGAGTGGTTATTATGATATCAACCATTGGGACCGTTTTTCCCGCAGTCACAACCATCAACTTTTCTTTAACAAAATCCAACATACCTCTATCCAAATCAGCATGCAAAACTGATTTAGGTAAATAAGTTCCATCTTCCTTGATGTATTGTAATAATTCTTCTCTCCTTGCCGTGAGAGTTTTCTTCGGAACTAATGGTAAAGTTGGTTTAACTTGTTTTGGAAATGGCATTATACTTAATCTATAAGGAAAATTTTATTTTGTGAATTTAACATCACAACTTCATTTGCTTGAAAGATAGGTTCTTGTGTGGATTTCAAAACAAAACTATCAAACTTATAAGGATTGTAAGTAATTATTTCACCATTAGGTTCTTGAGGCATGTCTTCACAAGGGTATTCACAAAAATCTTCAATCTCACCAATAACGAAAGCGTGAACATTTTTTGTTTTCTCTTTTCTCACTTTATCCAAACCACCTTTTCTTACTCTAAACTCAACATCTTTTAATTTTACATAGTCTGCGTGTAGTATGACAAGCCCACTTTTCTGAATGGAAAATGTGTGTTTATGTAAATTATAATAAACCATAACTCTTTGACCGATAAGATTATCTGTCAAAACTCTTCTTTGGATTTCATTTATTAATACTATCATATACCCCTGAATTCATTTTCGCTAACCCATGTTGCGGTTACCGTTCTATAGAAAGGTTTATACCCACCATAGGTGTGTTTATTATCTGACACTACTCTACCATCATCACTAACTGTATAATATCTGACATAGTCTTCAGTTTCATAATAACCAAGATAGTCTCCGAATGAAATATCAACACCTAACTCATCCAAAGTTTTTTGATAGATTGAGAATCTCATGTTTCCAGGTTCCAATTGTTTTACTTTAGAACTACCTAAAAACTTGTTCGATGGAGCACTGACTTGAACATAACCTTTAAGTTCAATCGGTGCCATAAATTGAATACCATCCTCCAATACTTCCCCATATACAGAATCAGTTTTTGTTTTATATCTGTCAATTCTATATAAGATGACCGTAAAGTTCATATCACCAATTAGCCATTCCTCACCCATACCAACATCCAACGCATAATCCTCTCCACCAAAGAATTTACCAAGTCTCGTTACAGGAACTAATTTTTCACTCATATTGATAAATATTCTTTTAATTGTTATATTTCAATCAAAAATTTTATGCGAATAAATCCACCTACTAAAATATATGTAGACAGAAGTCCAATTCATGGTTGGGGTGTGTTTGCATCTGAAAACATAAAAGAAGGAGAAGTATTGGAAATTTGTCCATTCGTTGATATGGGTATGACAAGAGGGGAGACTTCTCCTGTTCTTATCGACTATAGATTTAATTGGCCTCAAGGGGTAGAATGGGAAAAACAAGTTATTGGTTTAGGGTTCTCAAGTTTATATAATCACTCAAATGATGCAAATGCTAATTGGAGGTCAATCCGTGAAGAAAATGTATTTGAGTTTTATGCAACCCGTGACATTTCAGCGGGCGAAGAAATATTTGTTTGGTATGGTGGGGTTGAATATTGGAATGATGGAAGAAGTAATGTAAAAATA